GACCCCCGGTCTCGCGATGGCGCGAACACGATCCTCGAGAAGCAGTTCCCCGGCGGCTGGCTCGGTCTCGTCGGATCGAATTCGGCCCGCGGCTTCCGAATGGTCACGGTCCGCATCGTCGCCGGCGACGACGTCGACGGATGGGCAGAGTCGGCTGGCAGCGAGGGTGACCAGATCACGCTGGCCCGTCGCCGCGCGGAGCGCTCGCCCGATCGCCAGTACCTCTGGATCTCCACGCCGACACACGAGCGCTCGCGGATCAAGAAGCTGTACGACCAGGCCGAACGTCGCGGCCGCTTCCACGTGCCTTGTCCGCAGTGCGGCGAGTACCAGGTCCTCCGTTGGGGCGACCGCGACACGCCGTACGGCATCAAGTGGGGGCGCGGCAACCCGGAAACGGCGTACTACGTCTGTGCGGTGAACGGCTGCGTGTTCTACGACGAGGAGAAGCACGCGGTTATTCCGCAGGGAAAGTATCTGACGGAGGACGGCGAACCGGTGCGAGACGGGTCCGCCCGTTCATATGGCTTCCACTTCTCCGCGCTGTCCGTCACGCTTGCTGGATCCGAGTGGCCGAAGCTCGTCGACGAGTGGCTCACCGTGTACCCGGATCCGGTCGCACGGCGTGGCTTCGTGAACACGGTTCTCGCCGAGGTCTACACCGAGTCGAACGAAGACATATCCACGAGCCGCCTCGAGTCGCGCCGGGAGAACTGGCGTCGCCCGATCGAAGAAGGAGGCCGCGAGATCGACGTGCCGCACGGCGTCGGGATCCTGTCGATGTCCGTGGACGTCCAGGCGGACTGGATCGAAGGGGCCGTGTGGGGGTGGGGCACAGGCGAGGAATGCTGGCTCGTCTATCACGAGCGGATCTACGGCGACCCGGAGACGGCCGGCACGTTCGCGACGATCGAAGCGATCCGGCAGCGCAAATGGCTGCACGAGAGTGGGCGGGAGGTCCTGATCTGGCCTGTCGGCGTCGACGCCCGGCACAAAGGCCCCGGTGTCGTCTATCCGTACGTCCGCGGCAAGGAGTCCGAGGGCGTGTCGGCGATGCTGGGCTACGACACCCGCGCGAAGAACGTGCTCTCACGCGCCGAGCGGCCGAACAAGTACGGTGTGATGCCCTGGACCGTGCAGGTCGACTCGTTCAAGGCATCACTGTTCGAGCGACTCAAGATGAAGCAGCCGGAGCCGGCCACGGCGGCGCCCGGCTACATCCATCTGCCCGTCGCGTTCCCGATGGGCGCGGATGCGAACTTCATCCAGCAGTTTCGGGCCGAAAAGCGCGAAGAAAAGCGAAGTGCAGGGCGTTACCGGGCGAAATTCGTCCAGATCGAGCGACGAAACGAGGCGATTGACCTGTATGTTCTGGGCCTTGCCGCGCTCCATACGCTCGGCCCGACGGTGAGATCTCAACTCAAGATCCGCGCAGACGAATGGTCGAAGCCGCCGAAGCCGCCATCGAAGCCGGAGCAAGCCGAAGCCGCGGCGGCGGGCGGCGGTTCGTGGGCCAACCGATTCTGAGGGGGAATCGAATGACGCAATGGTACGCGCTGCCGGTCGAGTGCGATTGCTGCCATAGTCAGACTCCGCATCGCACGACGGCCCGGATGCGCCTGTTCGCCGAGGAGCTGCCGCCGGATGAGATCGTCACGCACTTCATCTGCCAGCACGAGGTGCGACCGCGCGTTCGTTGCAAGCACGTCGTGCTGATCCGGGCCAGCGACTACGCGCACGCCGTGCCCTCGCGCGCACGGCCGCCACGCCTGAACACGTCGGCGTCGCGCTGGCTCAATTCCTACTGATGGCACTTGCGAAACACCGAGCGTTGTGGATAACGTATAGACGCAAGTTGTGGCCGTGAGGGCGGCTTCTGCGCTTCCGCAGTAAGAGGGGGCGCTCCCTGATTCTCGACCGCTTGGGTCGGGGGAATGGGGGCGCCCCCTTCTGCGTTGGCGGTAGCGCGTGCCGCACGAGACGATCCCGACGGTCGAGCCGACCCGGCTGGTAGCCGGCGAGAGCTGGCAGTGGGACAAGTACCTGAGCGACCACCTCCCGAGCGACGGGTGGGAGCTCACGTACTTCCTGCGCCAGGGCGCGGCGGCCGCGATCGTTCTCACAACGTCCGCCGGCGCGAACGACCAGTTCGAGCTTCGCCATACCGGCAATTCCTCCAAGGACTACCCGCCCGGCCTCTACCGTCTCGTCGGCCGCGTCGAGCTCACGTCCGGCGACCGGTTCATCGTCTACGACGGCCCCATCCGCATCGAACCGGACCCCGTTGACGGCATTCCCTCCGGGACGTTCGGCGAGCAGATGCTCGCGAGCATCGAGGCCGAGTTGCTCGCGCTGTCAACGACGGGCGCTGCGCAGGGCGTATCGCGCTGGAAGCAGGGTGATCGGGAAGAGGAACTCGGCCAGTCGGACCGAGAGTCTTTGATGCGGCAACTCGGCCAATGGCGCGACGAGATCCGCCAGCAGCGCACCGGAAAGGTGTTCCAGAGTGTCAGGGGGCAGTTTGTCTAGCCCCGCGCGCAAGCTCGCCGAGCGTCAGATCCAGCCGGTTCGGGGGGAGCGGATCAAGGGATGGATCCGGGAGTGGTCGACGGCTGGTCTGGCGCTCGCCGGTTGGGCCCTCACGACGTCGGCGATCGCATCCCTGACGTCCCCTGTGACGTGGCGGTTCAGCGCCGGCCTGGTGCTGCTGGCGCTCGTCGGACTCAAGCCAATCCGCGCTGTTGTCGTCGAGGGCCTCGACCGCCTGAGCCGGACGGAGAAGCGCGATGCGTAATCCGTTCCGCGCGGCCTCCGAGCTCGGCGGACCCGCCGCATTCACTGGCGGATCGAGCGCATACCGCGGGGCCCAGTCGAATCGGTTCACGATGGACTGGGTGCTCGCTTCGATCCAGTCGGCCGATCAGGAGACGCGCGCCGATCTCCGCCAGCTCCGCGCCCGCTCCCGAGAGCTCGCCCGCAACAACGAGCTCGCGACGAAATACCTCCATCTCCTCGAGGAGCAGGAGATCGGCGAGCATGGCATGCGTCTGCAGGCGACGGTCAAGCGGCCGGACAACATGCTCGACCGCGGCATCAATCAGCGCATCGAGGATGCGTGGCACGAATGGTCTGAACCGGCGAACTGCACTGTCGACGGTGGCATGTCGTTCGCCGAAGTGCTCGCACTGAACACGCGGACGCGCGCCCAGGACGGTGAGTACCTGATCCGCATGGTCCCGATGGCGGGCCGCGCGTTCGGCTTTGCCCTCCAGATCCTCGATCCCGACCAGCTCGACGAGCAGTACAGCGAATACCGAGGCACCGGCCAGAACGAGATCCGCATGGGCGTCGAGATTGACGCCTGGGGCCGCCCGGTCGCGTACTGGCTCTACGACCGCCACCCGGCCGAGAGCGGCTTCACGCGCCGCGCCCGCGAACGGAAGTCGGCCGAGTTCATCATCCACGACTTCAAGCGGCTGCGTGCTGGCCAGACACGCGGCGTCCCGTGGTTCGCGCCGGCGCTGTTCAAGCTGCGGATGATCCATGGCTACGAGGAGGCCGAGGTCGTCGGGATGCGTGGCGCCGCGGCGCAGGGCGGCTTCTTCACACGCTCACCCGAGAGCGCGCAGGACCCGAACGCACCGAAGGCCGACCAGCAGTACTCGGTCGACGTCGAGCCGCTTTCCTACCACGCGCTGCCGCCCGGCTGGGCATACCAGGAGCGCGACCCCAAGCACCCGAACGACGCGTACAACGAGTTCCACAAGGCGATGATCCGCGGCATCGCGAACGGGCTGAACGTCAGCTACGCCTCGCTCGCGAACGATCTGACGCAGGTCAACTTCTCGTCCATCCGCGCCGGCCTGCTGAACGAGCGCGACGCATGGCGCCGGCTCCAACAGCACGACATCTCCCACTTCTGCACGCCTGTCTACCGGACGTGGTTCGCGTACGCGCAGCTGTCGGGCGCGCTGCATCTGCCCGACCGCAATCGCGCCCGGTGGCTCCGTCACCGGTTCCTGCCGCGCGGCTTCCCGTGGGTCGACCCGGAGAAGGATTCGAAGGCGAACGCGCTACAGATCCGTATGGGCCTGAACAGCCGAACGCGCCTCGCCGCCGAACAGGGCCGCGACTTCGAGGAGATCCTCACCGAGCTGGCGATGGAGGAGGCACTCGCGGCGGAGATCGGCGTGACGCTCTCGACGGACACCT